TTTGATCACAAGCTCTCTCACCATCTTCTGGTAGTCTTCATTCATGTCTGATGCTGACGCTGTTGACACACCTGCCAACTTTCTCATTCTGTCTAGTTCTGCTGTCTTCTTTTTGTATTGTCTTAGGAAAGCCGGTAGATCTTCATCATCATCATCCATGTGTGAATGCACATCTACTCTGCCTTGGTGTTTGTCTTTTGATAATTTTTCTGCTTCGCCTTCTGTATCTTCAAACTTGGATCTAAGATGATCCAGATGATCTCTGAAATCATCTGACTTTAAGAAGTTTTCAAAACCTTCTTCATTGTTTCCACCGAATTTCTCTTTTTCAAAGTTTGGCATATCTGCCCATAAGTCTGTTGCTACGTCTCTTGATTCATCGCCATGGTTGTCCATAGAGTCAGTCATTTTATCAATTGCCGTGTTCGCCGCCGCCCTTGATAACTTTCCTTTTATGCCAGGAGCAACTAAGGCTCTCGCTACTGCACCTACCGCCGCCGGTATGGCTTCATCTATACCTAACGCTTTTGCGATGCTTGATCTGTTTGTGTCATATGTGTGTACCTTGACACCGCCATCTGTTTTTTCTGCGTCAGCACTCATGCCTTTGCTTTTGATCGTATTCTTTACTTTATCTAAATCTGCGTTCTTGAAAGTGTGTGATGTTGGTTCTACCTCACCTTGGTATCCCGCTTCTGATGTGTGTTGTACTGAATCTTCTAGATCTTCATCATCTTCTTGCTCTGGTGCTTTCCTGCCCCAGTACTGATGGTCACTTGCATAGTCTTTTGTTGAATCGTAATAGATGTTGTCTTTCGGTTCACTTGACGAACCTCCATCTAACCATTTATCAAATGCTTCATCGTAATTCTTTGCTGGAACTTTAAATATGTCCATTTCAGTTCTTGTGTTAGTGATGTAATGTTCACCTTCTGAATCTGCATCATAGTCATCTGGATTCAACCAGTTGTTGCCGATTGGGTTTTCTTTTCTCCACGCCGCGGCATATCTCTGCGAAGTTGCTTCGTCTTCCTTGAGTTCTTTCAACTTGTCAAAATTCTGTTTGAAGTAATCTCTTGCCTTGTCGTAATCTTTTGTTTTAAAAGCCGACTTTTCATTTTTGTCTAACACATCATAAACCTGTTTGCCATCTTTTTCATCTTTGTACATAGAAATATAAGGTTTGATAGTTGCTTCTTCCATCTTACCTTTATGCTTCTGATATCCTTTTTTGACTTCTTTTTTCTTGTCTATCTCAGTTTTTGCTTTATATAGAGGATTTTGTCTCAGTTCTTTGGCCACTGGATTACGATCTTTGACTTCTTTTTTGGTTTCAAATATTTGTGACAGCTTCATAACACTATTTACCTAACTGGCCCAAACGTGTGTTGCGCCATTCTCCTTGCCTGTTCTGGCAATCTCATTCATTCTTTTGATAATTCTGTTGTAATATCCCTCAGGCTTGCCACCGCCAATCATCGTGGCGCCGTGTGGTCTTTTTGCTATTTCTGGTTTTATTTCTGGAGATAACTTTCCAATGTTCTTTTGCAACCATTGAGTTGTCCTTGCTATGAATTCATCTATCGGAAATGGTGCAGAATTTTCTAAATCTGTTGTGTAACCCAATGTGTCCATCACATCACGCATACTTGCGTTTGACAAAGTTAGATCTAGCTCTTCCTTGTAGTTTGGGTTTGCAGGTGGCTCATCATCACTGTACATATATTTGTCAGTGTTTTTGTAGAATTCGTCCGTGTATGGATCACCAGAATCCGTGTCACTGACCCAGTAATTGCTCTTAGGGTCCTTGTGACCTGCTGAAAAACTCATAGATTCTAATAGTTCTGTGTAACGCATAAAAGTATTTATTTAATAAATGCACCAATACGCCCATGTGCTTCAGGGTCCTTGATGTACCTATAACCTTCCGGTGGATCTATAGAATCGCCCTTGAATACGGGTATGTACTCTGAATTGCCATTTGCGAAGTCAGGATTGACTCTCAAGTGTACTTCAATCAAATTGTTATCTATAAATTCACAATTAAAATATTTGTATTTGTCTTTGTATTCTTCCAGCACCTCTGGAAACTTGATATCATTGTCAACTTTGATCCATTTGTTCCATCTTGTTAGATCTTTATCATTGGACCTTATTCCTTTAACAGTCAACACAGGTTCACCATATTCATAGTCAACGCTGATATGATCTCCTTCGAATATCTCACACCAGAAATGTCCTGGTGGTAAATGATCTGTCTTCCTTAGGATGTTGTGTATTTCTGCACCCAGTCCGAGACCCATGGGATTGATGCATGGCCTCACAATATACTTGCCTGGCTCTGGTACTGCTGTACCTACCGGTCCACATTTGTATCCTAATCGTTTTGCTAAAAGTAGTTTGTCAAACATCCACAGATCTTTTGGATCTGTGTCGCTCCAACATAAGTTTTCCCATTCATCCAAGAAGCGTCTCTTGTTACTCATCTACTTGGCCTTCGTGCTTACTCTGATAGGTTTGTTACCTTGTCCTGACTGTTTCTTGCCACCTCTCCCTGCTTTGTTCTGTGCGGCACGTTTTCTTCTTGTTGCTGATGCTTTTTCTTTCTTGCTCATTGATGCGGCCTTGGAAGCTGGTACGCATTTTGCGTAACCCTTCTTGTCACCTGAAGTACCACACTCAGGATGTCCACCACCTTTTTTCTTCTTGCCGATGTTCACCCATTTCTGCTTGAACCACTTACGTAATCCGCCTTGGTATTCTTCACTTATGATTTCTTCATAACGCATCTTGTTTTCCTACTGCATCGTTTGTTGCTGATCAAATATCAGTTCAACTGTTATCCCTGCGTCATCATCCATGCAATACGTCATCATTCCACTGCACTCTGCTTCTGTCAGCATATCTTCATCTGCAAGGTAATTGGCTATTGCTTGTATGACCTGTTCGCTTGATAACTTTATACTTTTATTTTCTTTCGGTATTAATCGAAGTTTTGACATTATTATTTCTCCTTGACTTCTAATATCAAATTCGAGCTACCTTTAATAACTCTGTGATATGTGTTTGCTGGAATGAAATAATTTTCATCCACTTTCATTTGCTTTGGTAGAGCATCATCAAATTGTAACTTCCAACCTTCGCCTTCCATCACTTTTACATTTCTATTGTTGGCGTCTCTGTGCCAAACTAATTCTGTTGACTCTACATCGTTTTCAAACGTCCTGATAAAAACGTTTTCGTTGATTCTTTTATCTGCGTAAGGCTTTACCACCACTGGCCGCCTTTCACGCCCAGTGACTTGTATCTTGGTGTTCTACAAGCCCAGTAACCTGCTTTGGTTTTGTCATTTTTCTTGTGACACTGATGTCTTGCCACGAAACTCTTTACCGCACCTGGATTCTTTGCTTTTGTAGAAAGTCCTGTTGTGTCACCCCATGACACTTTGATCACGTTACCTTTTTTGTTCTTAGTGTAGACATAATATTTTTTGCTACCACCACGCTTGGGTGAATTCAATTTTACTTTCTTGCCTCTGTATTCTGCTTCTTCTAACTCTTCTAGGTCTTCGAAAGGAAGATCTAGTGCTATCTTTCCTTCCTTGGCATTAATCACTGTACCTATGTCAGTTTCAAATAACTCAATGTCTTCCCAGTCTGCTTTTATAAGACCTTTTTCATAAAGTCTTCTTGCTTCATTGAAAAGCCTAAAGAAATTCTGAGTGCCTGGTCTAAATATGTTTTCTCTGAAAGGTATGTTGTTCTCGATGTGATACTTGACAGCATCTTGAACCACATCTCTGTGTAGCTCGTTAAGTCTCATTATCTCCAGCCCCCGCCGGCTTTCTTGTACATCTTGGCCGCCCATGCGTTTGCATAAGCTGATGGATACACGTCAAACTTTTTCTTGGCTTGTCCTTTGTAGTAAGCCCATTTGCTAGGATTGGTGGGTGTTGGCTTCTTCTTGCCTTCTTCCACTGCTTTACCTTTCTTGACTCTGTCAACATAGTATGAACTCATTTTGCCATAGCCATGTCTCCATGCCATCTGTCGCAATCTCGTTTCATCTGTGTCACCATGCCTGTCTGCTAGTTCTTTATCGGTCATGTTTGCCAATCTCTGTTTGTGTTTGATAACAGATGCCGGCATACCACCTTCTTGCATTAATTCTAAAAGTCTCATAAAAGTATTTATTTCCTTTTACCTGATTTCATATTGGCACACCAGTGATACATTTTTGCTTTTTCACCACTGCTGTTCTTTGCTTTTCTTCTCAAATCTGTTACTGAACCTTTACAACTCGCACCTGCTCTTTTTACTCTACCTGGACGTGATTTACCTTTTACTTTGCCATCTGCAAAATTCTCCATGTATTTTGGATAATCACTCTTGAAATATGCAGATCCATCTGGGTGCTTTGCCTTGCTCATCTTGTACGCTTTCATGGTATGATACATTGGCACTAAACCATGTTCTACTGCAAATTCTGGATTTGGTGTCGCGAAGTTTGGCTTACGCATGATCGTTTTTGCGACAAGATCTAGTTCCTTGCCATCCCATTGTAGAGCGAAAGGAACGTTTACATCTGTTCTCATATCTTTCATCACTGCTTCTGCGTCAGGACCCAGTTGTGCGATTGGTTTGCCATGCTTTTTGTAAATCTGTTTGAACAGTCTTGTGAGTTCTGCGATAGTTATCGGCTTTTGGTTTCTTGGATCGTTTACTCTGTCTTTGAAGTGTCTTGAAAACTCAACGTCAATGCCTAGCGAAGCAAACAATTTGTCTGCGTAT